CCCCACCACCCCCTCCGCATTCCTAAATGACCCTGATACACTCACTACTTTAACGAGTAAACAAAGTGTAGTGCTGGCTGTACTGAGAGTTGTGTATGATGCAAGTGCCCCCGGTGATTTGAAGGTATCAGTTACAGAAAGTAATGATAAAAGAATATTCATAAGACCTTCACCAATTTATTTTTCCCCCGTTACATCGGGTGCTGTAGGTGCTGTTAATGCGCCCGTAGATAGTGCTGCTGAAATAGATGGTTTGATAACCGGCGCAAGTGGTAACTTAGCAGGTAGTAGATTAGGTGCATTATGGCAATCACACGGAACTCAACTTAGTAGTACAACCGCACCTGACAATGAAAAAGATACATTATATTATTCAGGTAACCATGCAGCAAGATATACTCGGTCTGTATTCGACAGGGTATTAACAAGTACGGCAACAAGTATAACTCTCAAATCAACTGATGCCAACATATTACTCCTAACACCGGGTGGAAGTGCAACAGTTACTACAAGTGGCTCTTTTCCTGCTGGCTATATTATTGAATTAAGGAACCTACATGCAAGTAACGCTGTAGTATTTACTCGTGCAAGTAATTATTCTGTAGCGGGTGGAACACTTACAAGATTTGTTTGTACTACAAGTCACGCTACTACTCCTGTATTTAGTGTGTTATCAGATGACTCAATTGAAACTGTACAATTAGCAGATAACGCAGTTACACTTGCTAAATTAGATGGAATACCAAGAGGGAAAATCATAGTAGGAGATGCAAGTGGTGACCCTTCACATCTTGCTGCTGGTAGTAATGGTAAACTACTTGTCGCTGATGCAAACGGTGACCCTTCTTGGACTACTGTAAGTGGTGATGTAACTATAAGTGCTGGTGCTGTAACTATTGGTAATGATAAGATTGACAGTCAGCACTATGTTGATGGTTCAATAGATACAGCACACATTGGCGATGACCAAGTAACATACGCAAAGATACAAAATGTATCAGCAACAGATAGATTACTTGGTCGTGATAGTGCAGGTGCAGGTATAATTGAAGAAATTAGTCCGGCTGATGTGCGAACCATGCTTAATGTCGCTGATGGTGCTACTGCATCAGCCGCACCTGCTATTGAAGACAATAGTGGCACACCCGCTTTTGCAACAGGTATCACTAAATCGGAAGTACAAACGCTTCTCAATGTCGCTGATGGTGCAACAGCCAATGCTGGAACAGTAACAAGTATTGCCACATCTGCGCCTATCACCGGAGGCACAATCACAGGCACAGGGACAATTGGAATTGATGCGGCGACAACAGGCTCGGCAGGTTCAATGTCTGCGGCTGATAAAACAAAGTTGGATGGTATTACTGCTGGTATAGCCAACGGTGAATACTTGGTCGCTAACGCCAATGTAGCAGATGACGACTTTCTTAGAATTGATGGTACATCAGTGGAAGGTTTAACTGCGGCAGAAGTGCGAACAGCACTGAATGTTGCTGATGGTTCAACAGCCAATGCTGGAACAGTAACAAGTATTGCCGTATCAGGTTCAGATGGTATTGAAATAGACTCCGGTTCACCTATCACTACAAGTGGAACTATTGCTCTTGGTGTCAATAAAACAAACATGCTATCTCATCTTAATGTCGAAGATGGGGCAGATGTAACTAATGCAACCAATGTTAATGCCGCAGGTGCAGTAATGGAAAGTGATGTAGATGCGAAGGGAGATATTTTTGTAGCAACTGCTGACAATACTGTTACACGCTTGGCAGTAGGAACCAACAATCATGTTCTAACAGCCGATAGTAGCGAAGCATCCGGTGTTAAATGGGCAGCAGCATCAGGTGGTAGTGTAAGAACAGTTACAGCAGGTGGTAATACACTTGGCTCAGGTGAAACATTAGCCTTTACTGAGGGGTCAAATATAGCAATTTCTGAGTCCGGCGGGGCCGTGACTATTGCGGGTGCTGCCCTTTTCGGTGTATGGCAATCTCTCACTGATTATGACAATAAGGCAGAGGCAACTGACCATTTATTCCCCGCAGATGACTCAGATACAACCAATTGGAGTAAGTCAGGTACATTAACAGGTTTTTCAAGTGGAGTATTCACTGCTACTGCATCCACTGCTGGAACATACATAGTTAGAGTACAATATCAATATGGTGCTGCTTCAACAAGTCCTGTAAGTGAAACAAGCGGTAATAAATACACTTTACAATTATTAGGATATAAAAATAGTTCAACTCTCGTAGGATTTGGTAGAGTTCAAATAAATGGTTTTTGGGCTGATTCTCATTTCTATAGTAATTACATTGTGACTTTAGCAAACGGTGATACTTTAGAAAATAAGTACAAACTTGTAGACCACAGTGCTTCAGGCACTAAGTTCAAACTAAAATCAGGTGGTACAAGTAATCACCCAACCACATTAGTAGAGATGGTGAGAATAGCATGAAGAGTTATTATGAAGTATTGGAACAGCATTATTATGAAGTGCTGAAAAAAGGAAATGTATTACACGATGATGGTAACGGGTGGTATCTAAAATTAGAACTATGGCCTACAGATATTTGTGCTTGCCCTACTGCTGCTCACATTGAGTCTTTGCGTTAATTTCCATCTGTAAATACAGAGCGAGATTTTTTACGCATTGTTGGGTCTTTCCAATAATGTTCGCATACCCTACAACACATCAAATATACACGCTCGTTACCTTCATCAAGAAACTTACCGGATAACCTTCTCGGTACTTGCATCTTGCCACACTGAGGGCAAGGGCGTTTTAGTTTCTCCATGAGTTTACCCATGACGACACCTACTGTACAGGTCGTCTTGCTACAATGTCATCAATACGCAAGATTGCGTTAGTGACTTCTGCTGCACTTAGCACAGCCTGTCTAACCAAATCAAGCGGTTCTACAACACCTTCAGCCAACAAGTCCTTGACACCACCTTCTGTAACATCAGGGCCAACTGTTATGTCACCCTGTAAGATACTGTGGCGCATAGCAAGAATAGTGTCTAACGGGTCGTGACCTGCATTCTCTGCAATGGTAGCAGGGATGATTTCTAAGGCATCAGCAAACGCTTCAATAGCCATCTGTGCCCTACCCCCTATCTGTGCCGCATGTTGGCGCAGGTGTGTAGCCATACGCACATAGGAGTTACCCCCGCCCACGACATAGTTCTGCCCCTTCATCACAAGGGACACAACACCAAGCGCATCATCAAACCCACGCTCGACTTCTTCAAGCGTATGCGAAGTAGCACCACGCAGTACAAGGGTAGCCTCGTTATGCTCACCTTCTTTTTCAACAAATAAGTACCAAATATCATTCTTTCTTTCACGAGTAATTAAAACATCGGCTGCGGCCTCAATTTCTTCAGGTGATTGAGCGATAGCAATGTTACTTACTCTGCTCAAAGCACGAAGAGTAGATTCAGGTGTGCGTCTAACTGCCATGATATTGTGCTTCTTTAGATGAGAACACACCATGTCATTCACACCATCACGCACGAATACAACACCACCTTTAGGTAGTGCCTTTACGATGTGCTTTGCATTAGCAAGTAAGTCAGCCTTACCTGCACTCTTGTATGTCTGATAAGATTGTGCATCTACAGATACCTGTACATTATCATCACTCTTCTCAGTTTCAAGTCCTGTATTTATCAGGAGTAATTTTTTGTATTTATCTTCACCCTCAAGCACATAGTCCTTGTTCACTATTACACCATCGAATAGGTATGAATCCTCTATTGAACCACCGGGGAATGATACCACCTTGACGCTTTCAGCATCACCGGCTTTCTCTACTGCTGATACACACAGTTCTGAAACTGCATCTAAGGCATTCTCAAGAGTCTTACCTGTAATCGCAGTTTTAGCAATGTTCACGAGTACATCTCTTTCATCACTAACATTAGCGATTTCTGTAGATAGGTACTGTGTAGCCATCTGTGCTGCTTCGTGATACCCACGGCATATCACATTCGGGTGTAGC